GCCGCCTGAATACGCATCAGCGCCTCCTGTCCCAGTACATTGAATGTGTAGGCCGTCTCCAGTAAAAGTATTGTAGCCAGTGCTGAAATTGCTAACGGCTGCTACGTCCAGCTTGGCTTGTGGCGAATCAGTACCAATACCCACGTTGCCTGATGAGTCTATGCGGATACGCTCTGTTCCGTTAGTAGCAAAAGCAAGCTGCCCAAAAAGACCAGAAGCGCCTGTCGAGTCAAGTTGATAAATAAAACCAGAACCGCCTGTTTCAGAAATAGCTAATTGTCGATTAGGTGTATTATCTATACCGTTACTTATATTAACAATGGCTGATGTTCCTGAACCTGAAACAGTAAGCCCATCCATCGTGGCTGTGCCAGTAACGTCTATGCCTGTGGCTATAGTGGATAATTTTACATTTCCGGAATGCGCTAATTGCACAGTGTTGTCGTTATAAGCTGCAATAGCTGTTTGACCGCTTTTAGGTCGTATAAAAATGTCGCCTGTTCCATCAGTATCTTGAATAATTAATGAGCCTGAACCTGCATTATCAATATAACTATTAGTACCATCATGATAAATCTGCAAGTCATCACCAGCACCAAACGTAGCCTTGTCATTGTCGCCCAATGCAATATCGCCAGTCAACGTACCGCCAGACAGCGGAAGGTAACCAGAAGTGTCTCCAACTTCTATAACAGATTCAGCGCCATCGTCTTTCTTAATATAAAGTTTGCCATCATAAGTGTTGATAGCCACCTCACCAAGGGCAAGTGACGCTGTAGTGGGAACGGCCCCTGAAGTAGCAGACCGTTTTAGCTTAATTGTTTGTGCCATGTGGCTCTCCAGATTTGCGTATGTACGCGGAGTTAAAGTCTATTAGAATGAACCGCCGTCAACTACACCAGTGTATGCTGTAGACCAGTTGTTAGTATGAAGTAACTCATAGTCTACTGGGCCACCATCACTTACATACCAACCGCTGTCACTTTCACGCCACAAAAGGTAAGCGTTAGTTGAGTCACCACGTTCCACTTCAAGACCTGCAACCAATGCGGCAGTAGGAGTACCTGTTTGCTCTCTGTTAACAGTAACTCTTGCATCTGCAATCTCAACAACAGTAGAATTGATTGTAGTTGTAGTTCCTTCAACAATCAAATCTCCAAGGATTGTTAAAGAGCCAGTTTCATTAGCGTGAACTGCTGGGTCAATTACCATTGCAGCAGGGCCACGGATGTAACCGGTTGTTACAATGTTACCAACACCGCCAGCCAAGTGAGTGTTAAGGTCGGTGAGCGTGTAGTTGTTGGCGTTTCCTTCAATTGTATCTAGTTTCGAACCATCGGATGATACATCACGACCGTCAAAAGTGCTGTTAGTTGTAATAGCACCAGTCATCGCTCCGCCTGCTCTAGGAAGCGCGGCATCGGCAGTAGTACCTTGAGCTGCCGTAGCATAGTCCGTAGAGTCAAAAGCTTTAACCTGTGCAAGGTTAGTAACCTCAGAGTCCATCAGTGCGCCAGCGGCGGTAACGTTAGCTGTGTCCGTAACGTCTGCATTAGTCTCTATAGTGTCAAGCTTACTACCGTCAACAGATACGTCACGACCATCAAAGGTGCTATTAGTTGTGATAGCGCCCGTTATCGCTCCGCCAGTTAAAGGCAAGTGACCTACTTGAGAATAGGTGTAAGCTGTCTCAGACCTATCAACGTAATACTTACCACCGATAGCATCAACGTCCCCAACAGCACCCCCAGGCCTTCCTATAAACAGTTTGCCGTCAGTACCTACATGCGAATAAGCAAGTTCACCATTAGCCAGTTCGGCAGGTGCTGCGGTTGCTGTACTTCTTTTTACTTGTATTGTTTGCGCCATGATAAAGCCTTTTAAAAGTTGCCTGCGTCAATGTGTTTGTTTTCGAGAATCTGTTCTTTATTTAATGTAACGACGGTAGAGTCAATAGAAATAATCTGCTCATTTATATCTATACCTTCCCCGCCAACAAGACCGGTTATTGATTGAGCGGAGGCTTCTGCTGCTGCTGCACTCAACGCAGAAGATTCTGCGGAGGCTTCTGCTTCGCTTGCTGCTGCTATGGCTAGTAAAGTTTGTTCTGTAACGATATTTATTGTTGCGGCGCTGGTTCCGTCTCCAGTACCGCCTGCGCCTCTATATATAGACATTACTGCTCCTTTTACAGAACCAAAAAAAAAGAAAAGGGGATTCCGAAGAACCCCCTAGTTTGTTACTTCGTTTAGCCGTTTACAGCTAGAACGATACCTGCTTCTGGACGCAGTACTTGAGTGCCGTATAAGCAATCAGCGGTGTACAGAGTGCCAAGGAACTCCTGCTTGTACTGAGTTTGTGAACGAACAGCCTGCTGCTCTGCAAGAACCATAGCATCCTTGTGGAACAACATTGCACCTTTAACGATACCACCAGCGGTGTTCTCAACATCAGTTTCGAGCACAGGGCAGTTAGAAGTAGTGTATACGTCAACGCCGTACAAGTTACCAATCTGACCGTTCTTAACACCACGACCATCTACGAAGTCAGAAGACATGTAGCGGTCAACACCCATGATAGCGTTACGAATGGAAGGAGGAACTACGAAAGAACGACCGTCCATAGGAACGTCTGCGTCATCCAGCTTCTGAATAGCAGCGCGGAAACCGGCATCGTTGAATACGTCAGTAACTGCTACAGCGTCTTCAGCGTAAGTTTCGATACCAGAAGTACCAGAGAAGTTGTAAGTGTTGCTGTGAACCCAATCAGTGCCAGCGCCGTTGTCGTCGCCGAAACGCTTACCAAGGTTAAACAGGTCGCTATCAATCTGCTTAGCCAAGCCATAACCTGCGTCACCAGTGTAGAACTGACGAAGAGAAGCAAGAGCCTGTACTTCGGTAATGTCTTCAATCAAACGAGAGAACTCGAAGTGCTTGTCAATTGCAATCAAAACTTCGTCTTCAACGCTGTTCTGAATAGTTACAGCAGCACCGGAGGTCTTAGCACTAGCTGAACCACGGATAGGCTTAGGTACGTGAATAGTGTCGCCTTTCTTGCCTGACATGCCCATCTTCTTAACGAGGTTGGCAATTACAAGGTTAGACTTATAAGCAGCAACAACTTCGTCACTCCAGATTTCAGGGATAAAAGTAGCAGCGCTAGTGTTGTTTACAGCGCCAGTTTGTGAGGGATATACTGATGTAGCCATGAGATAATACCTTTTAAATAATAATAGTTAGGTTAGCGAACTCGCTTCTCGGCATAAGCTAAGCCAATTTCATCTGACAAAGCTAAGTACCGTTCGGGGTCGTTCTGCATTAGTTTAATAATGTCTGAGCGTCTGTAAATTTTCCTAGACTGTTGTTCTCCATTACCCTTTGTACTTCCTGTAGAAGCCGCCTTAACAGCAGCCTTACGTCCATCTTTTTCAGCAGCTAAAGTCTGAGATACAACACCTTGACGTTCTTTCCAATTAGAAAGGAGTTCATCAGCGGCGTCATAGTCATAACTACGGTCTGCTTGGGCAAAGAGCTGTGTTCTAATCTTAGAGTTCTTAATCCAATCAACAAACTTGCTATCTTGTAGAATATCGCCCATGTCTGGATGTCGTTGTTGTAGTTGTGACAATGCAGCATTACGCTTGGTTTCTACAGTAGCTTGTTCAGCTTGTTTAATTGAAGGATGATTAGCAATAGCTCTTGCGACAGCCTTGTCTGGGTCTGAGAAAAAATCTACTTCTTCGTCAGGGTCTTCAATTGGTGCTTGTGGTGCTTGGGTGTCGAGTTGTGTCTGGATATAACTATCAACAACAGAACGTAACTCCCCTACTTCTCCGCTTTGTCTACCTAGGAGCTTCTCAGCCTCTTGGTGCATCCTTACAATTTCAGCGGTTGACTTTCCTTTGTACTTCTCGGGGATTTCTTCTTCTTCAGTTTGTTCAGGGGTTGGCTCTTGCGGAGTTTCCTGTAGTTCTTCTTCAAAAGTAGAAATAGTTTCTTCTGGGTTGTCGTCTTCTGGACGCTCGTCTATAAGTGTTGCCATTATTAAACTCCGTGATATATTATCATTGTGGAGGTTTTAGTTAAGTAAAGCTTCTGCTTATGCAGAGTTGGCCTTACGCTCTTGCTTCAGTTTTTGTTCGCGCATCTTCATCCATTTCATCGTCGCACCTACGTTATTACCAGAAATGGGGTCAATCTTGTTGCGAACGGGGGAAATAAGTTTATAAGCAGGAAGACTGCAATCTGTACACTCAACCTGCTTTATTGTGCTATCAATAAAAAACTCATTAACATGCCCGTCAGGACATTGAAAATCAGCCATTATCCGCATCAGTGTCTTCCTCTAATGCTTGTTTTTCGGCTTCTCTAATTTGATTTTCTAAGTTGAGAAAAGTAGCTATGATAGACAGCTGACCTTTACGAAAATGCAGGTTGTTTAAATCTGTAGTATACTCTACTGAGTTTATTGCTTTAGCGTTTTCTTGTAAATCAACCAGAAGAGACTTCCAGCCTTCGTTGTGAAACAAGGAATACATGTTTTCGTAGTACTTTTCTAATTCTTTGTCAATCATACTGTTTATCCTTTAGGACAGTTTAGTTAATAAGTAAAGTATTCACTTAAAGAATACTATAGTACATTATAGCACATTTCACGATGAAAGTCAAGTGTTATTTTGTCTTCTTTTTAGCAGCAGATGCTTTGTTCTTTACAGCTCTCTGGCCCCTAATGGGCATCTTACTGCCCTTCTTTGATGTTGATTTTCCACATGCCATGTTATTTCCTCGATTTAGCGCCGGAACACTTCCAACGTTTACGTGATAAGTTATTAGGAGTATTAGGGTCATTCTGTTTAGCTTTAGGCAAGCCCTTCTT